TAATAAGAGGCGCACGTGGTGGTATATGGTTCGCGCACTACGATGCGGACAAGGAGCCAGTGCCCGCTGTACTCCCGGCGTGCCGATTCCTGCCCTGGCGATGGAAGCGAGACCGGCTGCCTGCCCGCTTCATGCCGCGCGAGGCTGCCCGGCTCTTTGCCGCCTGCATGGTGGCGCGACCGCAGCGGCTTCAAGATATTGCCCGTTCCGAGGCGGTGCGGGAAGGCGTCGAATATGCCTATCGCATCGCCGATTGCGATTGGCACAATGCCGAGCGTGTAGGCCCAGAGCCTGTCGCAGGCTCACCAACCCAGGCCTTCCGTTGGGTCTGGAATAAGCTATATCCGACTGGGCCGGCTAGTTGGAACGCAAATCCCTGGGTCTGGGTCTACGAGTTCGCGAAGACAGGACATGTACTGTGACGAAGCGCTTGGCAACAGAAAGGACGAGCGCGTGAAGACGGTAGACTTGGTTTTGGGAGTAGTGTTGGCGGTCTGGGTGCTGGCCCTGATCCTGTGGGCCTTGCTCGGCGACCGCAAGCCGAACCGCGCACCGCACAAACCCGCAGCCGTGCGGCGCTGCCCGCGATGTGGGAGCCGGTCCATTTCGTGCCGCTATACTCACTGGGAATGCCGGCTTTGCGGATATTGCTGGCCTCCACGCATGCGATGAAAAGCCTAAAGCGCCACAGCTGCCCGAACTGCGGGCGAGTCTTCCATCGGCAGAGCACACGCGCCGACTAGCGGGATTGCCTCTCGTACGGCCTCCGCGCAAGAATGCGCTTTACGGTCTCATGATTCCACCTGGGCCGCCCCCGACAGTCTATGCCCGCCTCCTCAAGCGTCCGCGCGATACGGTGATAGGTGAAGCCCTGTCCCCGCAGCTCCTCGATGAACTCGATTACCATCTGCTCAGACTCATCCGGCACAAGCCTGGAATCGTCCGCCGGGTCGAGACGCCAACCGTAAGGCGGTCGGTGTCTGCCGCACATCCTGCGGCCCCCCGCCTGGTGGCGCATCATGGCGGCCTTCGTCCGGGCCGCTATCATCTTGCGTTCATACTCGGCGAAAGCCTCAAGAACCTGGCGCATCATGGTCTGTTCCGGTGACTCCCGCCCGTTCGTTCCTCCGCGCACCGCCTCGATGGCGGCACGCTTCCTGCCGAGCATCCTGCGCACGTATTCGCTCAGAAATACGTCGCGTGCGAGCCGATCGGGCCGACTGACGAGCAGGACCCCTCCGCGCGGCACGGCCTCGACGGCGGCCCACAGGCCCGGCCGGTCCTCCTCCGCTCCTGAAAGCGCCCGGTCTACGTGCTCGGCCGCGATCGCGTAGCCGTTACGCTTGCAAAACGCGCGGCACTCCTCGAGCTGTGCCTCGATGCTCTCGGATTCCTCCGCATTGCGGCGCGGGGAAATCCGAGCGTATATCACGGCTGTCTTGGCGGCACCCATACCCCTGCGTCCCCCTGTAAACCCATGTAAACTCATGTAAACACACCTCGCATGCGGACTTGAAGAGGGGGCCGCCCCGCCTGTAGGCGCAGCGGCCCTTTTCTCCACACAGTCTCTAGGACTCGAGATGTATCCGCACGACGTTGGGGCCGCGCCACCCGCACCGCCGGCACCAGTAGACATTTTCGCGTGCCAGGTGCCGGATTTGCGCGCTGTCGCACTCAGGGCACCGCAAAGCAATCCGTGCCTTCTTCGCTCTCTCAGCCATATCAACACTCCTTTCCGCTTGAGTCCGCGTGCTCGTGAGCAAGCCAGCCGGGTCCTTCCTCGATACTAACCCTCATGACTCGCCTCCTTGCATCAGCTTGAGGAAACAGGGTTTACGGATTCAGCGGCGGATGCGAAAGCCTCTGGCGCCCCGTAAGCGCCCGGACCGCCGCATCGTGCTCCAAAAGCACAACGCGCACAGCGACAATGTCCCGCTCATATGCAGGGATACGCAAGAGTCGAGCAAGGTCTTGCCGCGTCTCGCGCAGGCGAGCGCGGGCGGGCGTGCCCTTATAGCGCTTCGTTCGCATGAGCCGCCTACTGCCCGCAAGACGTGACCTTATTTCAAGCGTCCAGCGGTTCTGGCCTGCCATCCTTCTCCTCCTTTCGCTCCCAGCGGTAGAGCCGCTGGGTGATGTAAGTGGAGAGCGCCTTAATGTGTTGCGCCTTGTACAAAGCATACGCATGCACGGCGGGATTGGACGTCGTGCGACTACGCTGGAGGACATCGTTCCGATACTCCGCCAGCAAGCGGGCCACTCTATCCGCCATCGGGTGTGGCAGAAGCACGTCAACATCCTTACGCTGAGCCATCGTTTATCACCTCCAGACGGGTCTTGTCGTATGCAAGCTCCTCTCTACTTTCTCTGCGTATCTGCTCCATGCAATCATCGCAAATAGCCCACTTCAGGCCGCCTTCAGACCAAGCCCCCTCTGTCGGCTTGCCGCATCTCGGGCAGGCGTGCTCCATGGCTTCAGCCCTCCTACTCGGTGAACACCTGGAAACGGCACTCCGGCTCGTCGGGCCGAGCGCGGAAGTGCGGCGCGCCGTGCTGCTCGCATTGCCACCAGCCGGGCAGGGCGGGGTTACGCCTCAGAGCGCTGCCGCACCTGGGGCACTTCCCCGCCTCGACGATTACTCGCGCCCGCTTGCGAGCCTCCGCCAGCTCTGCAGCGGAGCATTCCCTGCACTTCGTGGCATAGCGGCTCTTGGGCCTTCCGCAAGCGCACCGGCTTATCGTTCGTTTCTTCACCCTTGTCCTCATCGCTTCAGCCCCTTCTATCGCGAGGAAACATTGTGGGCGTTATGTAAAACTTCCCCAGATAAGGCGCACCGGGCAGCCGCCAACATAGGGAGAGATTGCTCATCTACTGGCTCGTGCTTTGCAATCGCAGCAATGGGCATAGACCAATACTGATGAGGCTCATCACCAATTCGCCCAAGTAATATGTCTCCGCAGCGATACCAATCGACTTGCAATCCGTGTACGCTGCCAGAACCGATATACTGGCATTTGGGGCAGCTATGCTGGAACCGGACCCACGTGAATGCCGCTTCACCAATATGCCCTAGGTCTTTATGGTTTCTTGTCATCGCTTCAGCCCTCCAGACCTGAGTAACGTCGCTCGGCCCCATGGCCGACTGTGTCTCTTATAGCACCCACCCCCACCGTTGTCAAGCCCTTTTTTTCGGAAAAATCTTCTTTTTCTTCCGGCGAGCGTGCGCAAGTCTTTGCCCGCAAAGCAGTTGCGACGGGCAAAAGAGTTTCTGCGCCGCGCTTTTTTCGGTTCCGCATCCCTCCTGAAAGCGCAAAAGGACTCGGCGAGCGCCTCCGCTCCGACTCAGCGCCCGCCTTTTCCGATCCCCGCAAAGCATAGCAGCGACCGCCGAGCGCCTGGCCTTCTCGCCGCGCGCCGCCCCTTTTTTCTCGGCTTCCTTCGTCTCTCCACAAAACTTCCCACCCCCGTCATGAAACAGCCCCCCCCTAAAAGAAGCGGTTCCCCCCTTCCCTTTTAATCCTTTCCCCCTTCCCAAGAAAAACGACCCCCCCCGAAATGGGTAGAGGGATGGGTTGTTAGGGAAGGGAGACCCCTTTTTGTTTACAGAATCGGCACCTAAGCCAAACCCGCGCGCCGCCGCAACCCCCCAGATCGCAACACCTTACAGCCTTCCGAGCCCTCGGTTGCTATTTATCGGCAAGTTTACAAGCTTTTTCGAACCGCGCCAGAGTGCGCCCCCACAGCCGCCTTCGTCGGGCCTTCCAAGCGCCTGGCAACACAAGAGGCTCAAGCCACGAGGCATCAGGAGTGTGATGCACCTGCTTGCGCGGGAGGCCCCTGAGGCATACGCCTGGTGCTGGCAGTGTAGGAAACTCTAAGACTGTCTTGCAGAAAAGCGCAAGAAAGTGCGGTAAACCGCAAAAGACCGCAAAACACTGCAACAGATGCGAAGATCGGGGACTCTGTGGCCCCTGGATGGTGTAAATGCTTTGTGACATACCAGTTACGCGCTGCCCGTAGCGAACGCTATCTGCAACTATGCTGCTGAGGGGCACCTGGCACCCCTCGGCGACGGCGAGAACGCCCCAGCGGGGCCGACGATTCGGCGCGGATGGCCGAGAATAGCGCGCACACGAGGCCATGGGGCCGACCGAGCCAGGCCCGTGCGCGGGTCTCTGGGCGGGGGTAGGGGCACCCAGGCCCCCCGGCCAGATATGATTGCATCCCCCCACGGGATTTTTTCGCATATGGTTCGGCGGTGGTTGAACTAAGGGGTGTTTTTTTTCTCCCGAAATGGCGGTTTCGGGGCTGTTTTCGGGGGTCTGGGCGGTTTGGGTGGTTGGCGTGCTTGACCTGACCGGTGAAACCGTGTAGGTTACAGTTGGCTGAAGGGAGGGAGGCAAGGGGCCGATACAGGGGTGTATTATGCGTGGCAAGGTGACGGCGGATGTAGTTCGGCGGGTGTCGGAGTTGATAGCGGGGGAGTATTTGTCGGAGGCGGATGCGTGTCGGGCGGAGCGGGTGCGGCCGGAGGAGTTTCGGGCGGCGGTCAACGAGAGGCCGGCGTGGGTGGCGGAGGTGGAGCAGGCGAGGTCGGATGCGGTGCGGGGTGCGCTTGAGGAGTTGCGGAATGCGGTGGGGGCGGCGGAGGTGCGGAAGTGGGAGAAGATAGTGGCGGCGTTGGATGAGCGGTTCCAGCGCGGGGGCGAGAGGGCTGTTGCGGGGCTGAATATAGTCGTGCAGCAGGGGCGGTCGGACGCGGGGCGGGATTTGCGCGTGCAGGTTGTCGAGGAGGGGGGCGAGAGTTTGCTGTTGTCCGGCGGCGGGGCCGGAGGAGGCGGGAAGGATGCCCGACGAGGCAGAAAGAATCGAAGCGGCGGAGCCGGAAGCGGCTGACGGCGGCGAGCATGTGGACCGGTATGAGTCGGGGGTGGAGGTCGAGTATGCGCGGCCGCGGGGGGGGCGTCCTCGCGGCGTGGGCCGGCGCGGGGAGGATGTTCGTCGGGTGCGGGGCGAGTGGAAGTTTGTGGGGGAGACGAAGGCGTTTTACCGGTATGCGAAGGACTACAAGCGGGAGGCGCTGCCCCTCAAGAGGCGGTTGTACGAGCTTGTCGGCTCGATTTACGTGGGGAAGCAGCTGCTCAGGGGCGGGCCGAGGGAGCTTTTGCGGGTAGAGCTTGTGCCGGCGGGCAGGCGACTTGTGCGGCGGATACACAGGCCGGGGGCGCCGGTGGAGTTTGGGGACGACGACTACAGGGTTGTGGAGGAAGGAGAGGGGGGCGGAAATGGCGAAGCAGACGAGGCGCAGGAAGCTGCGGCCCCTCAAGGTGAGGACTAAGGAGAAGGGGGGCAAGATAACGACGTACGGCAGGCGCAGGCTCAGGCGCAGCCAGTTCGCCTTGCCGGACGGGGACAGGCCGGGCGTCAAGGGCCGGTATCCGATTGACACGATAGAGCGGGCGCGGAATGCGCTTGCGCGTGTGGCCCAGTTCGGGACGGCGTCCGAGAAGGCCCGAGTGCGGCGGGCGGTTTACCGGAAATACCCGAGCCTGCGGAAGAAGAAGCGATAGGAGGTCCGCCGGATGCCGTTGCCAGTCCCGCAGAACGGAGAAAGTCGCGACGATTTCATCGGGCGCTGCATGTCGGCTTCGGTCGTGCAGCGGGAGTTTCCGAGGCGGAGGCAGCGCCTGGCGGTATGCTTCGCGCAGTGGCGGAAAGGCAAGGCGCGAAAGCATTCAAGGCGAGGAAGGGTCCGCAAATGAGCAAGTCCCGCAATCACGCGCTCAACGACGGCGTGCAGATAGAGGACGCGCCGCCTGCCGAGGTGCGCAATGCACCGTCCGTTTTCAACCTCAAGGGACCCTTCCTCGGCTTCGACGTGGAGCGGCCCTCGGCCGGGGGGAACGTAGAGAAGCTGCTTTCGTACAGGCCGCAGCCCAAGCAGGCGTTTGCGCACAACTGCGGATGCGACGAGATAGGTTTCGGCGGGGCCGTGGGGGGCGGCAAGACGTACGCGGGCCTGTATCATTGCGCGATGCACTGCCTGCTTTTCGGGCCTGCGGCGAACACGCTCGTGCTCAGGCGGACGTACAGACAGCTCGAAACGAGCATCATACCGCACGTGCTGCGGGCGTGGGACGGCAAGCTCGGCAAGTACAGCGCGGATTCGCACGTGTTTCGGTGGCGGAACGGGGCGACTACGTGGTTCGGGCACATGGAGACCGTGGACGACAAGGAAAACTACCAGTCGTCACAGTTCAGCTTCGTCCTCTGGGAGCAGCTTGAGCAGTTCACTGAGGAGCAGTACCGGTTCGTCTTTTTGCGGACGCGCTCGGAAGACGCCCATGTCAAGCCTCAGACGTTCGCGACTTTCAATCCGGGCGGGATAGGCCAGGCATGGATAAAGCGCCGGTTCATCGAGGGGAAAGAACCTTATGTCGCATATGAGTTTCGCGAACCGGAGCTACGCTTGCCGAGCGGACTCGTCATCCCCGAGCAGCGCTACAGGCGGATTTTCATTCCGTCCTACCTGGAAGACAACGAGGAGCTGTTGAAGAAGGACCCCGGGTACCTCGCGCGGCTGCGGGCCAACCTGTCGGACAGAGAATACGCGGCATACAGGCGCGGCGATTGGGACTTCTTCGAGGGCATGGCCTTTCCCGAGTGGGACGAGAATGTGCACGTCTGCTCGGAGTTCAACGTACCGGCGCACTGGAAGGTCATCAGGGTGCTCGACTGGGGCTATTCGAGTCCGTTCTGGGTGGGCTGGATCGCACAGGACCCGGAGAGCGGCACGGTATTCGTCGTGCGGGAGCTCTACGGAGCGGTGCGCGGCACGCGAGGGGCCATCAAAGGCGCCTCGATGACGGCGCCCGAGGTGCGGCGCACAATCCTGGAGCATGAGGATGCGTTCAGGGAGGCGGGCGTGCTGCTGGCGGTGTCTTACGGTGTCGCCGATCCGTCGATCTGGAGCGAGCAGGGAGGCACGGGGGGCAGTGTCGGCTTCGAGCTCAATCGGGGCGGCACCCTGTTCAAGAGGGGGTCCAAAGACAGGGTCCTGCGCAAGGAGTTGTTTCACCAGTACTTGCGTATCAACGAAGTTACGGGCAAGCCCCGCCTTCAGGTCTTCGAGTGCTGCCGGGAGCTGCGGCGGATGATGCCTGCGCTGCCGCGAAGCGAAAAGAATCCGGAAATCGTGGACCCGAACAGCGAAAACCATGCATACGACGCCGTCGGCTACGGTCTTGCGGAGTTGAACAGGGCGCCGGCTCGGCGACGCGACACGGCACAGGAATGGGCGGCCGTGGAGGCGATGAGCCTGTACCCGCAGCTTGTGTGAAAGGATGCGGCGCATGAAGCTGAACGAACAAGTCGAGAAGGACCTGGCGCGGCGCGTATATGACGACTTCCTGTGGGCCAAGGACAACCGCCTGAGCCTGGAAACCGAGTGGCGGAAGGCTCGCCGTCAGTACGACTGCGAGTGGTATGAAAGCACGCAGGATTTGCGGCCTCCCATGAACCGGAGCCGTCACCGCTTGGCCTTCTATGTGCCGTTCACACGCAAGATTATTGCGCGCCTCCTCGCCGAGGCGACGAGCTACTTCTTCCCGCCCGGAGGCTTCAGGCTGGGTGCCCTTCGCGGCGCGACGGATTCCGCCGCCGACGCAATCGCGGCCTCGATCATGACGACCCTTCTGCATCAGCTCTTGACGATAGCACACAGGAGCACACTTCCTCTGAGCATCCATTACGCGATGGAGGGGGCGCTCGTAGACGGCCAGGGGATTCTGCGCGGCAACTGGGTCAAAGTAAGGGAGCCGCGAAGCGGAAGGATTGTCCGGCGGCCCGTAATCGAATGGCTGCCGAACGAGCACGTCTGTTTCGATCCGCTCGCCGTCGCGCCGTGGCAGGTTCGGTACGTCTGCCATGAGCTTTGGCTTGACGCCGACCAGCTGTGGGAGCGGCAGTCGAGGGGCGTATACAGGGGAGTGGAGCGGGTCATCAAGGCGGGCGAGACGCGAGGCGAGGGAAGCGAAAGGAATCCGTACGCCGACAGCACGCGGGAGGTGGCAGGCCCGGACGGCAGATACCGCAAGATGTACCGCCTCATCGAATACTGGGGGCCAGAGGCGCTTGCCACAACCGAGCAGCTGCGCGCGGCGGACCGGGCGGGCCGAGCAGTACCGAATCAGGACCTTATCGTCACGACTTTCGGCCCTGACATCGTTCTGCGAGTGGACCGCAACGTAGCTGCGAAATGGGCTCCGAACGATACGCCTTTTGCGAGGCTCCCGTTCTGGCCGATGGTGACGTTGCCCAAGATAGGTTCGGTCTGCGGGCATTCTATGGCCTTGTGGCTGCGCGAGTTGCAGAAGGAAATCAACCTGAAGGCGAACCAGCGCGCGCGGGCCGTAGAGATGGAGATGACGCGCAAGATTCTCTATGACGCCAGCAGCGGGCTGGACATCAACCGGCTGACCGCCGCGCGTTACGGCGGGGCCGTCCCGGTCAGCGGCGACCCGCGGGCGGCAGTCCTGGACCTTCAGTTCCAGACCTCCACGGCGAACATCGTCCAGGAACTGGCGGACATAGAGCGCATGGGGGTCGAGATAGGCGGCGTCACGCCGCCGCACTACGGACTTGGGCCGACCGGCGGCGCGGGCAGGACCGCCACGGGAATGAGCATCATCGCGGCGGAAGGAAACATCAAGCAGGACAGTCAGCTTTACTGGGCGACCGCGACCGGCATCGTACCGGCCCTGGAATGGATTGCGGCTGGCATACCGCACATGTTGAACGACAGGGACCTCTGGGAGCTTTTGGGGACGGAGCAGCCGCCGCCACCGATGGAGACGCTCATGCGTCCCTACCACTATGAAATCGAGACGCCGGGCTCCATCGCCTCGAAGCAGAACGAGATACGGAATCTCGAGCATGCGCTTGGAATGATACTTCAGGGCGCAGCGGCGGCACCGGAAGTGGCCCTGCCTGCGGCGATGCAGGTAATGACGAAGTTGTTGGTGAAGCTCGGCGTGGGCGGCGCCGCGCAGTTCTACGAGGAGCTGGTGGGCCGGATTGCGCAGGCTCGGAGCTCTCAGCAACCGGAGGGCCAACCGGCTCGGTTTGAAGCCGCCGCAACGCCGCACCTGCGGCTGCCTGCACCAGAGGAGACGCCGGGACACCTGCCGCTTGCGCCGGTCGGTTGAGGAGAGAGCTAGATGAGAGAAGACGGCAGTTTCGACCTGACGGAGCATGAGTGCAAGGTCCTGGCGGCCTGTCTCCGGTCGCCGATGCGGGCCGTGGCGGAGAAGATCAAGAGCCAGATAGAGGACGTTCTTCTCAACAGACTTCGCACATGTACTCCTGAGCAGGTTCTCATGCTTCAGGCCAACTTGCGACTGCTCAACGAAATACGCGGTGCAGTGCTGCGCACGGCGGGCATAAGCGACGCCGACGCGGCCCAGGCCGCCGAGCGAGAATACCCCAGCGGTGATGGACTGGTATGACCCCGGCGCAAACCCAGCGAGGAGGCTTATATGCCCCAGCAGGACAGGAAGCTGCGGATTCAGTTGCAGGATGGAACGGTGGTCGAGGACACGCTCGACAACCTGTACAAGAACCACTATGAGGCCCTGGCGAACAGCGTGATGATGCACGCGGACTACAGCCGCAAAACGGACGAGGTCGCCAGGCTGCGCCAGCAAGCGGAGGCTGCAATAGAGGCGGCGCAGAGGATAATCGGCGGGCAAGCGCCCGGAAGACCTGGGACTCCACCCGTCTTCGGAGTTGCCGGAGGAGTAGGAGCGGGGCCGGTAGTGAATAACTCTCCGCTCGTGAGCGGAGGCGCTGGGGGCTACGGGCTTGCCGCGCCGATGCCTTTGGCATCCGCAGGTGGACAAGGAGGGCAGACAACTTCCGGGCCTGGCCCGGCCGGAGCGGGGTTGATCTCGGAGGAGGACTTTGAGGACCTCGATCCAGTGACACAGGCTGCCATGCGCAGGATGGAGGAGCGGCTGCGGATTCTGGACCAGCAAAACGCGCAACTTGCGCAGCAGCTTTCCGCGCGGTTGGCCGAAATGCAGGAGCGGGAAGCATATCAGGCGTTCGTGGCTCGGACGCCCGGATACAACGAGAAACTGGTGGAGCAGGCGTACTACGAGCTGAGCCCGACGGAAAGGCAGGAGATCGATCAGCTGCCGCCGAGCGTGGCAAAGCGTCTCTTGTGGGCTGAGCGCGTTGCGCCCAAGCTCCAAACAGCGGAAACCCCAGCAGTGCAGCAACAGCCAGCGGCGACCGCACAGGCCCCGGCGCAGGCGGCGACCGCGCAAGGCCAGACGACCCCAGCACCAGGTGAGACGGAGACCCCATACGTCGAACCGGCAACCCCAGTGCCACCCAGCACAGCCCCAGCGATACCGGAGAATCTGGGCGTTCACTCCTCGAGGGCCGAAATAGCGCAGATGGTAGACGCCATCGAAGGTGCTGAACAGGCCGCCGGGGGTGAACAGACAGCGTAAGCCAGTTCGACAAAGAAGGAGAAGGTCAGTATGGCCCGTTGGACTTACCAGCAATACTCTGGTGGTCCGCGAACGGTGCAGGCCGTCGGTGACTGGCGTGACGTAATCAAGATTCTGGCGCGGAAGGAAACGCCGCTCTGGACGCTGATTACTCACGAAGAGACCACCGACATAAATCCTCACTCTCTGGAGGACACGCTGAGCCCGCCTGACCTGACGAACTACCATGCCCAGGAGGTTGCGGCTCCTGCTGCGGTGGACACGCGAAGAACGACTGTACAGAACTGGACGCAGATTCTGTACAAGACCGTTCAGGTGACCGACACGCAGGAGGCGGTCAAGCAGTACGGCATGGTCAGCGAGTCGAAGTACCAGAAGGGCAAGAAGCTCATCGAGTTGCTTCGCGACATCGAGAGCTTCCTCGTGTCCGACCAGGGCGCACAGGCTCCCGACTACGACCACGCCAATACGGGCAGGATGGGCGGCGTAGGTGCCATCATAACGAGCCATGTGGACACTTTGTTCACGCAGGCTCGGTACGACCAGATGATGGGCGACATCTACGCCGGCGGCGGGAGCCCGACCATCGCTTTCATGGACCGTACCAGGAAGGCGATAGTGAACTCGTGGACCACTGCGCCCACCCGTTACACTTCGGACATCCAGCGCCTCGAAAAGGAGGTGCTGGTGTACCACTCGGACATCGGCCCGGACGTGCAGATGCGCTATCACTGGGCCATGCCGCAGAACGTGGCGGGCGCACCGCCGGTGTTCCTGCTTCTCGATCCGTCGCTGTGGGTAATCAAGGTGTTGCTTCCCGTGAAGTACACCGTTGTGCCCAACGATGGTTCGGGCGTGCGGGGATACTGGAAGACGGAACTCTCGTGGCTTGGGCTTGCCGAGCGGGGCAACGGGATGTTCGTTGAGACCGTAAGTTCCAGCTCAAGCTCTGCCTGAGCCAGGGCAAGCTAAACTCTAAGCCGCCGGGGGGCCGGAGTGGGTCCGGCCCCCTGAGCGGGACAAGACAGGGGCTATGGGACGGAAGCGGCATCTAGAAGGGCTCGACGGCAGCGTAGTGGAGGTAGAGTTCCTACCGGACGGCCAGGTAAAGGGAACACTGACTGAGGACGTGTCGGAATCCCTGCGCGCAGCCGAAGAATGCCGGAAGGAGACGAAAAAGCGCCCTTCAAAGACTGAAGTCAAGGGCACGCCGCTGCGGCTCGTGGCTTCGCTGCCGCCCATTGTAGCGCAGGAAATGGACCGGCAATGCGGCGGTGACCCGGAGAAAGTGAGAGCGTTTCTGAGAGACCACCCGGAGCATCTGGTCGTCTCGAAATCGGCGACGAAGCTGCCAGGCCGAAGGAAGTACATCTATTCCCGCGAATTGAGGAGGTGAGAGATGGGCAAGGTTTTCGTCGTACATCGTGCCGCGACGGATGCCGGAATAGACCCTGAGACCGGCTATCCGTATCTGCGCTTCCTGCACGGCCAGGAGGTTGACGAAACGATTCTTCCGCACGGGGGGATTATCCTCCGTGCCGAGGACTTCAAGGACCACCCCTTCGTCGTGCACGGCAAGCAGGAGAAGTCGCCCGATGGCAGGAAGATATGGCGTAAGTGCACGCCGGAGGAAGTCGCAGAGATGCGTGCCAACGCCATTGCCTCGACGCGGGTAGGCATGTACGTAACGCCGCTGCCGGATGAGAACATGGTGCCCAGGGCCGGCGTGCAGTCCCGGAAGCCGAACGCCGATCAGAAAAAGGCCCGCGCGGAAAGGGAGGAGCTGGCGAGCAAGATCGCCAAGGCGAAGCGAAAAGTCGTCTCCAAGGATGTATCCGAAGTTCCGCTGGAAGCGGAGTCCGAGGATTTGAAAGAGCTGGTGTGAATCTCGCTTCTGCCGGGAGGGCGGCAAAATGGCGACGGCTCAGGTGCATTGTAACAACTGCGCCTACATGCTGAAGGACTTTCAGTTCACGCAATGGAGCAAGGCAGAGCTCCGCAGCTACATCAACAAGGCCGTGCGTGCGATTGCGCGGCAGATATGCCAGAAGCACCCGGAGTTTTGGCTTTCCACGGGTCAGGCCTCGCAGCATACGTACACTGTTGCCGCCGGAACGCAGGACTACGCGCTTCCCGCCGACTTCTTCGGTGTCATCTCGGTCAACTCCACTGACAGTGAAGGCGCGGTGACCGAGGTCTATCCGCTCTCGCCGAGCCAGGCACGCGAGAGCGGCGCCGAAGGCTATCAGCTCGTGGGCGGTTCCTTGCGCATCTGGCCCGTGCCGTCCTCCGACGGCCCTGCGAACGGTCTGGAGCTCCTTTACGTGAGCACGCCCTCCGAGGTGGCCGCCGACGGCGACATCGTTCCGCTCGGCGATACGTTCGGGGACCTCATCGAGCTCTACGCCGTGAACATGGCGAAAATGCGGCAGCAGCAAGACTGGAGGGCCTTCGGGGCGCTGATGTCGAGCGTGCGCTCAGAGCTCGACCATCTCATCGCCAGGCGCAACATGGCCGTTGACGCCGGTCTGAGCGTGGACGTCGGCCCGACCATCTGACCTGACATCGGGCATGTCACCCCGGCGCAAGCTGTCGGCAACTGGAGCGGACTTGCGTGAGGTTGCAACGCATAGGCTGGCCGTTCCCGTTCGCGGGGATAGTAACCGAGCTCTCCGAGGCGCACATGCCGCCGCAGGGGCTGGTCACCCTGGAGAACATGTATTATGCCAGCCCGCAGACGCTTCGGACGCGCGGTGGATTCGAGCGTATCGCGCGCAGCGCGAGCATGGGTCCGGTTCGCGTGATGTACTACTGGGACCACAATGATAGCCTGTTCTGGGCGGACGACGAAGGGCATCTGTGGGTGACCGCCATGGGCGGTGGCGGCTACAGCGGCCCCGTAGCGGGCGTACAGAACAAGGTTACCTCCATAGTAAGCCATGCCAACTACGACGAGCCCCCGAAGCTGTACGTGTGCGAGGAGCGCGGTGCTACGGGCGACCATACCGTTCACGTCTACGACGAAGCGTTGCATGCCGTCAAGCCGCTGGAAGGCACGAACGTGCCGACGGTGACGCGGCTCTGGAGCTGGCTGGGCAGGTTGTGGGGAACCTGCGACGACAGACATCCGGACCGCGTATATCATTCCGAGGCGGGCAACGCGGCGAACTGGGGAGGGATATTCGGACAGGGCGGGGCATTCGACGTCGCAGCGGGGCGGGAAGGCAAGATCGTTGACTGGCTCATCTACCGTCGGAATCTTTACATTCTGAAGCAACGAGCGGTCTTCGTGCTGCTGGGGAACAACCCGCTGAACTTTCGCTTGCAGCCGTTCGAGCGCTGTGTGGGCACCGTACTCGGAGGAGCGGCGGATTGCAGCGCCGGTGCCTTATATCTGACCGACAACGGAATCTGGACGCTCGGCAAGGGATACGGCGGTGAGGGCCACAATCTTGCCCGCTGGCCTTCCGGCAGCCTGATTCCTCTGCTCCCCAGTGCACAGGCCGACTATGCGTTCGGGCTCAATGCATACCTTGTCGTCAGCCCGCAGGCGCGATGGGAGTGCCTGACGGCGCTTCGAAGGCCAAGCGTTTCGTCTTCGTCGTCTTCGTCTTCGTCGAGCGCCCAGCCCGAATACACCAGGCCTGTGATATGGCTGTCTTCGCACGACAATCGCCCGGACGCCTGGGCTGTCTTTACGACGCCGGAGCCGTTCTACTCGGTCTACCAGGGAGAAGACCTTTTGTTCGGCGGCAACGGCGCGGTATACCGCTACAGTTCGGACGGCCTGAGAGACGACGGGGAGGAGTACGCATGCGGCTTCAGGACGGCGAGCTGGAATCTGGGAACCAGCAAGCCGCGGAAGGAGTTGATGCTCGTTGAGGGTAATCTGAACGCGTCGGACGGCGGCAGAGTCCGGCTGAGACTGTACCGCGATGGTGAGACGACGCCGGTGTTTTCCGAGACGCTGGCCCCCGGTGAACGGAACCTGCGGCGCTTCAACTTCAGCTGCGAGCGCCTGGCGGTGGAGCTCATTTACGAGCAGCTCGCACAGCCGTGCTGGTTTACTGACAAGTCGTTCTGGCTGAGCTTGGGAGCGGACGTGCTCTAATGGACCTGGTGTGGTGCGAATATCGCTGGCCTTTCTGGCAATGGGAGGAGCCCGACCCGGTTGGCGCCGACGGTCTGCCCGAAGGTTGGGAATACGGGCCGGACGGGCCGATGCCCATACCCAGCAGCTCGTCCTCGCCTGCACCCGAACCCGAGCCTTCTCCCGGCGGTTCCCCGGGTCCGTCTCCAGGTCCTTCGTCGGAAGGCCCATCCGTCTCTTCTTCGCTTGCACCCTGTCCGGCGGACTGCTCGGACTGTCAACCCACACTGTTCGTGTATATCCCCCCGGACTCCCCGGTGCATGCGGGATGTTACCCGGTATGGCGCGTTGGTGAAAGTTGTGAGTGGCAAAGGAATGAGGGCAGCTTTGATATCACGCTCTACTGTGACAGCGAGCGATGCAGATGGACGGTGAGGTTGCGGGACTATGAGAATCGGTACGTATGCTGGTGGCAGCATCCGACGCCGGTGCACGAATGCCCATGGCTGGACGATTATCCGTTCCGGACTTCATGGTCGGAGAGTGGCACCGCTCCATGCCAAGCACCATGCCCATCCGTGCGCGTATCAAGCATTCCGTGCCCCTTGAGTGACGACCTATGCGGAACCTGCGCCGACCGGTACTGCGTCGAGATTGATGGGGTGACCTGCGCCGATGACCCGCTCCACGATGCTGATCCCAATGGCCTCTATACCGTCTCACGTCTGGATGTGGATGAGGATATCTGTTTCTGGGAATCGGTCCCTACGAACGAGCGGCCGTACAGAGTGCAGCTTTTCCGCCTATTCTCGTACTGGGCGATTCTGCTGACTGGGCCGGGCGTGCCTCACTGCTTCTGGTACCGGCCGAATGACGAGCCTTCCGGGGGCTCATCTTCGCCGGGGCCGACGGACCTTTGCCCGCCGACGGGACTGGATTGGTGGTCACCCGTCCTGGACCAGGACGAATGCTGCGGCTCGGCGCGGGTGCTTCACGACGGCGGCTGCGGCACGGGTGGGCCAAGTTCACCAGGCGCAGCAAGTTCAGCAGGGACGAGCTCACCAGGCGCAGCAAGTTCACCAGCAGCGAGTTCGCCGGCCCCAGCTGCCGACTGTTGCTACGACTGTTACTGGGTCTACGACACCGGCTCGCCGCCGGGCACCGTGCAGCTCGACTGCGACGGCGGCGGTGTCTGCGCGCCGAGGGAGGGGTGCTCCGAGGCGACGGGCACGTGCACCTACAACTTGACGGGTAACAGGCAGGTTGCCGCGCCGCCAACCTGCGAGATGGCGCCCTGCACCGGCGACCTGGGCACCGGCGACTGGCACCGGTACGACTACGCGAGCGACAACTGCGCGGTCTAGGGAGGACGCAATGGCTGACATAAAGTGCAAGTACGCGGTGCACCAGAGCGAGCACATCGTCACCTGCCAGCAGCTGTGCCTGCGGCGTGGGAAAGGCGATATGCCGCCGGTGCCTCGGCGGCGGCTGGAATAGAGGCAATGTGGAGGACAGCCCCGAAATGCTCCGGCTCGCCATCAATGCGCTGAAAGGCCGCATCATGGGCGGGGACTGCCCGCGCTACCAGCGACACAACCCGTTCGACGTGCGGGCGACCTTCGCGAAGCTGGCCTCGCTGGTGGACCGGACGGAGCTGCGCGAGGTTTACCGCGAGGCGCTGGACGCCTGGGCGCGCATCCGCCCGGAGGACGGCGGGCATGACGAGCTGACCGTAGCGGAGAAGGCCGAGCAGATAGCCACGGACCTGAGCCTGGAGAAGGAGCTTGAGGATTGGGCGAAACTGGCCTAGTGCTGGAAGCAGTGAAACGACGCCGGGACCGCAGAGCAGCCCGTACGGGCTTTTGCCGCTGGGCGAGGCCCCTGCCAGAGAGCGGCAACTGCAAGGGATGCCGTCGGCGCATTGAATGCCGGCACCCCGAAGTCGGACCGGTTATCGTCTCACAGCGGCATTGCAGGCAAATCTGCACACTTTGGGAAGACAGTGCGACGCTACGGGAGGCCACGGCGACCACACAGCGCGAGTTGCTGGTCGCGCCGCTCTCAGACGAGTTTCAACGGGACGCGGCGAAGCCAGTGTCGAAGGTGCGCCTGCGATGCTTTCTGTCGCCAGGTGACATCTTGATGTTGACGGCAGCCGTGAGAGACCTGCACAAGACGTTTCCGGGACGCTTCGTAACTGCCGTCCAAACGACCGCACCCGATATCTGGGAGAACAATCCGTACGTGACGCAACTGAGCGGCACGGATGGTCATGTGCGGACGGTAACCTGTCACTATCCACTGATACACGAGCCGTTCCAACGGACATGTCACTTCGTGCGTGGCTTTCACGAGTACCTCAGCAGGCAGCTGGGTGTGGCCATACCGGTTACAGAGTACCGGGGCGATGTCCATTTGACTGGGGCTGAAAAGGAATGGCCTGCTGATTTGCTGGGAGATGCGCTTGCAACGGGGACGCGGTACTGGCTGGTCTTCGCGGGTGGAAAGCACGATTACACGGCGAAGTGGTGGCCGAGCGAATACTACCAGGCCGTAGTTGATAGCTTCCGGGAGCGTATTCAGTTCGTTCAATGTGGCGGCAAGGGCGACTGGCATCCGCCGCTGGACGGCGTCGTGAACCTTGTCGGAAAGACAACGATAAGAGACGTGCTTCGGTTGGTATACAGCGCTGACGGCGTGCTGTGCCCCGTCACTTTCGCGATGCATGCGGCGGCTGCCCTTCCGCGAGAGGACGGTTCGCTGCGTCCTTGTGTTGTGATTTCGGGGGCGCGGGAGCCGGCGAACTGGGAGCAGTACCCGGGCCACCAGTTTCTTCAGACCGTCGGCTGCCTGCCGTGTGCCAAGTCAGGCGCATGCTGGAGGTCGAGATGCCAGAAAGTGGGTGACGGTGACGAAAAGGACCGAAGCAACTTGTGCTCGGAACCCGTGGAGATGGGCGCGGCTGTAAGCTATCCGAAGTGCATGGTGATGATAAAGCCGACAGACGTTGTCCGAGCAATAGAGAGGTACTATGAGTCCGGCATTCTCCACTATCTGTGACACAGAGAGTGTCCGTACACTGAATGTCAAAGTCGGCGGTCTCGTTCTGGAGGTGCGGCCAGGCACGTGGGATTCCACGCTGGGACGCATCATCATCGAGAATGACGAATATCAGATACGTTGCCTGAAGAAAGCGGGCAAAGACATACGGCGCATCGTTGACATCGGGGCGCATATAGGATGCTTCGCGCGACTTGCTTCAGAGCTGTGGCCTGATGCCGAGGTGCTGGCGTACGAGCCTGATGAGGAGAACTTCGAGCTTCTGAGGCGGAACATGCGCGGTCACAAGGCCAGGCTTGTGAGGGCCGCCGTGGTGGGCCGCGAAGGGGAGCTTGTGCCCTTCGAGTGCTACAGAGACAGGGGGGCGCCGGTGAATACAGGCGCGGGGAGGGTGGCCGAAACAGGCACGCACTACGTGAAGGCGGTGAGGCCGCAATGGGGAAGGGTAGACGTTCTCAAGCTCGATTGCGAGGGCCTGGAGGGAGAGATTCTGGAATACGCAGCGGCGCACGGGATGCTCGACGAGGTTGGCTGGGTGAGAGGAGAATGGCACGGGGCTGAGAATAGGCGGCGAGTCGTTGCCGCGCTTTCGGACACGCATGAGGTGCACACCTCGGCGAAAGTGCCGCAGCAGGGGTACTTCATAGCGCATTCCAGGAGGCGGCATTGATGGCGAAAGGCTGCGGGCGAGCACAGAGAGGCTACTACGCAATGCCGTGGGTTCGGGCAAGCCTGGCGGGGCGAGTCGCGGCAATCGCGCAAGTTGTGCCGCCCGGCTCGCGGGTCGCGGACATAGGCTGCAACGACGGAACCGTGGGGATGGAACTGCTGAAGTCAGGGCTCGCGCAGGAGGTCTACGGCTACGACCTGGAGGACATCAGGCGGCCAGAGGCCCGCAGAGACAAGCGTTTCAAGTTTGAGGCGATTGACCTGAACAGGAGCCTGCCGCGCCTCAGCGACGTGGACGTGGTGCTGCTGCTTTCGGTTCTTCATCACTTATGGCCCGACGGGACGCCTCTGAGGCAGGCCCAGCTTTTAGAACTGGCGCTGAAGCAAGCGCACACCGTGATCTGTGATATGGGCTCAATGACGGAACCCCACACTCACAGCTGGAAGCGACGGCAGAGGCAGTTCTGGTCTTCCGACATTGCGATGGCAAAGGACCTTTTCCAGGAGGCACGGTACGCGTACCCGATTCACTGCTATCCTGCGCAGGGCGGGCGCCGTCTCATGTGGAAACTGGGGGGACACAAGAAACGAGATGCTGACTATACCGTCATCGCTATGTATCGGCGGACGGTCGGCAGGGTGGGACAATGGTTGTACCGAGTCACATCGTTGCAAGAGGCGCCCGTCCCGTGGGGGAGGAAAGCAGGCAGATTGTGTCCATTTGTCGTCTTCTACTGGCTCCGAGACGCTTCGACAGGCGAGGAGTTCTGGGCAAAACGGTACGGGAAGCGAAGCTACGCCGAGCTGGAATACCGCGTGGCACAGAGCGTGGCCCGTGCGCCGCACCTGGCGCTCGCGCCGATAGCCGTGCACCAGGATTTCGGGCTTGTATATCCATTCTACGAGCAAGTACGCGCGACTGCGGCGCTGAACTACTCGCGGCGTCACTTGATGGAGCCAAGGCATAGAGAGGAATGCGAGCGGTTTGCCGCCACGCGCGTGAACGCCGCCGGGGTACGGCGGTGGCCGTTGGGGCGAATCTGCGACTTCCAGGCTGTCGCCACAAAGTACGGCTTGATGTTCTACGATTTTGCACCCAACGATGAAGCAATAGTCCAGGCAACCAAAGAGGCGGAGGCTGTCAATGAAGTGTCCCCGGACGCAAGAGAGCTTGCCGGAGCAGGCTCACATGCTGGCAGAGGCATCTGAAAGGCTCTTCATTGTTCTGGATGCGTGCCGGTACGATGAATTTGCCCGAATCTGCTCAGGGTCCCAATGCGTACGTTCCTGCGGCTCCTGTACCGGCGACTGGCTAAGGGCGTTGATGGGTTGGCTTAGAACACGAAAACCGGTGTACTTCACTGCGAATCCCGTTCCGAGCAATGTTCTGAAGAAGGCTCAGGCTGTTCGCACAGTGGACTTGTGGCGTCGGCACTGGGGTCTTCACTCGGACGCGTTGATTCCCTCTGTGCACCCGGAATCGGTCAACGCAGTAGTGGTAAACAAATGGGCTGAGCTAAAGGATAAGGTTGTCGTGGTTCATTATTTACAGCCGCACATGCCGTACATTGGCGGCTCCGGCCTTGGCTTCGTGAACTGGGGACCCAACTGCGGTGGGACGTTGGGAGATGCCCTGCGCACCTATCCGACGCTGCACAGTGCAGTGAAGCGGGCCGAACTCAGCTGGAAGCGTGTTCGAGAGGCATATCGGGCAAATCTGCGCCTGGCCTGGCGGGCCGCCTATAATCTTGTCCACTCTGTCAGGGTTCCAGCGATAGTCACTTCAGACCATGGGGAGTTTCTGGGTGAGAACGGCGAGTTTGGGCATCCAGGCGGCATTCACGACGCGCGATTGCGTCGCTACGCCAATCATAACATATTGCGCGAAGTGCCGTATCTCAAGCTGGAACCTGAGGCGCGTGTGCAAACTGTTGAACAGAGACTTGCGGCGCTTGGTTACAGGTAGCTAAACGAAGGAGCGTTGAGGGAATGACGCACGGCGTAGCACAGGAGTTCGAGCGGGCTGCAAAGTGCAAGCCCAACTATCCCGGAGGATTTGAGGGCAGGGGCGTGGTGATCTGTGCCGGTGGCCTGCGACTCTTTAGCTGCGCCTACGTTTGTGTGCGGATGCTGCGCGAGGCCGGCTGCACGCTGCCCGTACAGTTCTGGTATTTGGGCAAGAAGGAGATGACGCCGGCCATGGAGGCCATCGTGGAACCGTATAACGTCACTTGCGTAGACGCATATGAGGTGCGCAAGAAGCACCCGGCCCGGATTCTGCGCGGCTGGGAAGTAAAGCCCTATTCCATCATCTGGTCGCCATTCAAGCAGGTGCTGTATCTGGACGCAGACAACATGCCGGTACGTGACCCGACCTTTCTGTTCGAGACGAAGCAGTTTGCCGAGACGGGCGCGATATTCTGGCCCGACTTCGGCAGGCTCGGCCCCGAACGAGACATCTGGAGGATATGCGGCGTCCAGTATCGCGACGAGCCTGAGTTTGAGAGCGGGCAGATGGTGATAGACAAGGAACGCTGCTGGGCGGCCCTGCACCTGACGATGTGGATGAACGAGCATTCCGATTTCTTCTACAAGCACATTCATGGTGACAAAGACACTTTCCACATGGCGTGGCGGAAGCTGGAACAACCGTACTCGATGGTGTCCACGCCGATAAGGGCGCTACCCGGCGTGATGTGCCAGCACGATTTCGACGGGGGGCGGCTTTTCCAGCATCGCAACCTGCGGAAGTGGAACGTATTCGGGGACAATCCTGAGGTGCCGGGCTTTGAGGGCGAGGACAGATGTTTGGAGTTCCTGGCGGAGTTGCGTGGGTTGCTTAGCCCACAAGGCTACGGGCCGTACGACGCGAGCAGGGCGAACGAGGTACAGAAACGCGCTGCGGAGGAGCTATGCAATCGCCGGTGGAGCTATCGCCGCGTGGGCATCGGGGACAGGCCCATGAAGTTCAGCCTCGACGGTACATTCATCGAGGGCGGCGCGGGCTGCGAAGAACAATGGAACCTGTCCGCCGATGGAGAGACGCTGATCGTGTCCGGTAGAGGCATGGTAACGTTCACCGCTCACAGGGACGGCCCGGACCGCTGGTCCGGGCAGTGGCTCGTACACGAAAAGAACCTGGTAGAGCTGATTGCCATTGACTGAGAGGAGCAGAAGCGAAAATGGACGTGGCGACGGGATTGATGATGAGCGCGGCGGCATTGTTCTCGGAGGTGGAAAGCCCGCTGGGCTACGCCAAGGTGATGGGCGAGGGGGAGGACGCTACTCGGCAGGACTACGTGGACAGGGTGGCGGGGGCATTCAGGGCGCTGGAAGAAGCGATGGCCGCGAGGCCAGCCGCGGATCGCCAGGCCATATACATGGCGCTGCGCAAGGGAATATTACTCACTTCCGGACAGGAGGGACCATAAATGCCAGGATTGACGAACACGTTCGTTCCCGTGAACCTTTCGACAATGGGGCCGGGAGAATCACTTTCGGCAAAGCTCTGGGGGCCGCAACCGGTCCGGGTCCCGTACCGGGGGCCGGGCTATCTGGGGCTGGCGCGACAGCTTTTCCGGCGCGGGATGGCGGAGTTGTCCGGCTACTTCGGCAGCCGGGGAATGCTGTCATCCTCGTACATGCAGCAGAGGGCCGCGCAGTTGTGGTCGGATGCACAGCTCAGGGCGTGGCAGATGTATCAGCAGAAACGGCAGGTGGACCTGGGTTGGGCGCAGTTTGAGGAGCGCAGAAGGGCGCGCTATCAAGCCTGGCGCGCGCTCATGGGCAGGTTGAGCATGGAGTCCGCCCTGGCGCTCCAAAGGAACATAGCCGCTGCAATGCCGCAGTTCTGGGTGCCGCAGCAGCCGTGGCAGATGCCGCAACCTGAAATCGGCGAGCCTGAGGCCGAGCCGGAAACTGAACCGGAACAGGAGTGGCTGCCCGGAAACTGGGTGCCAGGAACCTATGTGGAGTATCCGTATCCGCGATGAGCACGCGAGAGAAAGAAGAGACGCCGGGCCGAAAAACAGTCGCCCAGGTCCGGGCGCTCGGCGAAGCGCTTGGCTTGCATCAAGCGTTCATCCGCGACGTGGCCGCGAGAGGGCAGCCCGCCATCATAGACAGGGCCGACGTTACCGATGAAACGGGGGCACTGGGCGTGGTGCTTTTTACTCTCCAGCAACTCGGCTACTGGCTTCAGGACCGGGCGGCACAGGGACCGAAGCCGGCCAGACCGGGCGAGTTGGTGGAAGCGGTCGGCTTGATTGCGCGGCAACTGAACGTCAATCCAGGGCTGCTGGTCAAGGTCGTCGGCGCGGCACATGAGGTGTATACGCAGGCGCTGGAGGTCCTGATAGCGAAGGAGAGGGGAGCATATGAGGCAGAGGATGCCGACAATACAGGAGGAAGCGGCGGCCCAGCGAGCTGACCTGGAGCGACTGCGCTTGATGCAGCAGGAATCGCTTTCCATGTTGGAGGATGCGCTCGCGTTGCGGGCGCAGCATAACACGCAATGGGCGCTGTGGAAGATGGACGCGGACTACAAGGCGGCCCTGGCAAGGGAAAGGGCGAGGCGCCAGCGCGAGCTCACGGTGCAGCGTGAGAGGCGCGAGACGCAGCTGTTGCTTCAGCGGGCCGGGTTTGAGCAGGAAGCAGAACAGGCCCAAGCCGAGCGCCAATGGGAAGTGCTTCGGGCGGAACTGGACAAGCTCGACGTGGAGCAGAGGCGTGAGCGACTGGGCGGCCTGGCCGAAGCCTTCCCGGAGGAGCGCCAGCAGCGTGCATGGCGTGCAGCGGTTGAGGCCTCCATCAAAGCCGAGCCCGACGAGGTCCGGCGCATGTACGAACTGCTGAGCCCAAGCGAAGACCACGGTGTACTGCGGCAAGTGCTGGGAGGTTGGGGCTTCGTCGGGCGGGAAGGCGTCCAGATGATTCCGGGTACGCAACCGCGAACTCTCGAACAACTTGCGGCCCAGAATCCATACCAGTTTGCGCAAACAATGGCGACGGTCAAGGGCAAAATAAGCATGATGCCCGATGACTACGGCGTATCAAGCGAGGAATGGTCCAGGATGAGCGAGGATGAAAAGGACCTGTTCGTGCGCAACTGGATGAGGAAACAGCTATTTCCTCAAGCGCCGACCCCCTCCGAAGGGACGCAAGCCATAGCGGCTGGCGGCACGGCACCAGCGTCAGGTCAGTCGTACGAAGCGTTCGAGCGGGCGCCCGCACCTGGGGCTCAACCCGAAAGACCCACCTCGGCAAAGCCCACGGTGGAAATCGGCGCCGAGGGCACAGAGGCCCTGGAAAGGGCGGGGAAGGAGCCAGAGGAGACACTTGAAGACATTTTGCAACGTGGCAGACTCGTCCACATACTCATGCGGCATAACCCGTGGATCGCTATGCCTGGCGGGGAGCGCGTACGGTTCAAAAGCGCGCCAATGATGAGTCGCGAGAACTACATGAGCAGCCTCGAAACATTGGCACGTATCGCGAATGGACAGATAGATGCCGCACCGGAGGATATGAGAAAAGCGCGTGAGTGGCTGGAGAAGAACGGCTACTGGGAGCTGCTGAGGTAAATGGAGCACGGCGGAATGGCCGACGTAGACACGATTATCGCGGGATTGGAAGGCAAGGCTGACCCGCAGGCGCTTGCGAAGGAAAAGTTGACATCCGCCCTAGCGGTACTCGAAGCGGAGCCGCGACCCGGTCTACCACGCTTCGAGTGGGAGCCAACCCGGGAAGATTACCTCTCGCTCGCGGGACGGGTAGCAGCGAAAAAACACTTTCTGGGCGGCTACCAGGAGGGCTGGCTCAAGGATGAGGAGGGGAGCCTGGCGAAGGGCGAGCTCGTCCTCCGCCGGCCTACGCCCGAAGAAGCAAAAACATTGCGGCGTTTTCACGTTGACTGGTACGACCGCCGCCCTGAGGCTGCAATACCTGAGCCCGCTGCACAGAGGCTGCTGCAAGCCTACCGGCTGTGGATCAATCCTTACGGCATGGCCCAGAACCTAGGCTATGGTCTCTCCGAGTTGCCGCCGATAGTCGTAGCGGCAGGTCTGATTCCAGGCGGTCGTCGGACGCTGCAAGAGCTTGCTTTCGAGGACCCGCACGTCGGCAGTTATCTGAAGGAGGGCACACGGGCGCTCGCTGGCGCGTTGGCTGAGATGGAGATTTGCAGCGGGCTATATCGCGCTGCGGGGTGGATAGGGGGCCGCGTCTGGCGGGCGACCGGTCTCGCCGGCAAAGTCAAGCCTCGCATAGCAGCCGAGCTCTTGAAGCCGGTACGGCGGCTGAAGGGACTGGCGCGCGCGAAAACGCGAGCGGCGAATGCCGTCACGCGCTGGCTGCGCGCTGACAGGGCGGTCGGGACGCACGCGGCCAGGTTGATCGAAGCCGCTGACGATCTGGCGACGCAAGTCCTGGAACAAGGCGAAAGGGCCGCTGAATGGCTCGTGCCGCGCGCCGTGGCGTTAGGCGGGCGGCAGGCAGCGGGCGCTCTCAAAGGGCGGGCGCTGGGAGAAGTAGTGGGGCGCGTGGTACCCTGGGCGGAGGGCATGGACGAGGAAGAAGCGGCGGCATATCTCGCATCGTGGCAAAAGTGGGGGCCGATCATGGGCGCGTTCTTCGAGAGTGTCGCCTATGCGGACCGCGTCCGAATCGCACATGCGATGAAGCGACGGGTCGCCGAGCATTTCGCTAGGGCGAGACAAGTTGCCCTCGGCGCAAAGGGTGCGGACGGTGTAGGAGTCAATGCCACGGTGAAAAGACTGTATGCGGCGCAAAACATCGTCGAGGCGCAAATAGACGATGTATTGGCCGGCGTGCGCTATACCGTGCCGGGCGGCAAGCCGATGGCGCCGGAAGCTACGCCGCGCGCGGTGGCAAAACACGCATATCAAATAGCAGGGTGGGAACACGCAGACGAAGCCTACGCCCGCAGCGTTGCCGGTGCCCTTGCGAAAATGCGTGGCGGGGCGCAGCGGTTGACGCCTGAGGACT